TAATCATTTGCTCAGCAAGGCTAGGACCAGTATCGCCACGCTTATGCCAAAGAGAACTGTCAAGAACACCATACTTAATATTGCCATCTCCCGCTTCAGCTTCTAGTATCATATCTGCCAAGTCTGTGGCTAGTACTTTTGATACATACAGTTCTCGATATACGATAAGCTGCTCATCAGGTGCGACAGCAAACCATACAACGCCAGACTTACTGCCGTAACCATAATCGCAAGCCCTAAACTTAACCCAATTATTAGGAATATCGTAAGGCTCAATAACATGTATACGGCGATCAAACTCAGTAAACGCTGCACCTTCCTTGATATCCCAATCACCTTCAAGAAGTTGTCTTCTTTGTTGCTCTGGCAAGGACAAAAGCATTGCTTCATAATCTCCTGCTTCCGCAAGGTATGGATTATCAGAAAGTCGTGCGGGTATAAACCTTCGCTTAAAAAGAGGTCTTCCAGCTTTCTGATGTCCTGCTGGGTATCGTAGCACCTCTCCTGTTTCACTGTCCGTTGCCTCAAACGCTTTATTATATGGCGAGGGATCAATGAACATTTTCTTTACCCAGTGATGCCCTCTACCACCGGGGTTAGTCGTAGCCCTCATAAAGATAGGCAAATCAGGAGCAGTGGACCTTAGACGAGAACGCATATAATTCCATGCGTAGGGTGTGGACCATTGAGTTAACTCGTCAAACCCTATCCAGCTAAATGCCAGACCCTGATAACGCAAGACATCATCATCCCTGTCGAGATATGACATCCACAACCTTGCGCCAGATGGTGCAGTCCACTGCATTTTTCTTTCTGACCACTTAATTCCCGGCCAGATTTTTGGGTACAATTCCTGCGATTTAAAAATAAGTTCTCGCAGTTCTTCTGTCGTATGTCTTAATAGCAATCCACTAAATGCTGGATGCCCCATATATCTCAATGGATCTGCAAGCATGGCATATGATTTGCCACCACCCGCTGAACCACCATACAATACCTCTCGTTCACTAGCCGCAAGAAACTCAGTCTGTGGGCCGGGGTTGGGTTTGAATAATACGTTAGCGTGTTCTTCTATGCTGCTAGTTTCATATTCAGGTACTACAGTTTCCTGTATTTCAACCGTTGGCTTTTGCGCCTGTTCTTTCTTCTTCGATTTTCTGCGCTTTGGCGATTGCCTTTTCCGCATAGTTTGCCCATTTGCGGAGGCTTGCAGCTTGGTTCTTACGCTGTCGCTCATTCTGTAACCGTTTCCTTAATCCTACATGTGAGATATATCTACCACTGTTAGTACTTAACCAGTTTGCAACTTCACGGTAACTGTATTGTTTTATATGCTCTCGTGCTTTTTCTAGTAGATCTAATTCTGTTGGTATTGGTTCAAGAATGTCGGGGTCGTCATTACTTTTTTTATATCCAAAGGGTATGGTTCTAGCAATACGAGGTATTTCTATCCATTCCTCTTCTTCTTTAATGTCTGTTGGCTGTGGTAACTTCCACTTACCTACACTGCGTGTCATGATTTTAATGTTGCTCTATTTGTTTTTGCATTATATTTGTATGCACTTACTGGCTTTCCAGATAGCTTTGATGCTCGTTGTTTTGCTCTTTGTGCAGGTGTCATATTTCCTCTACGAACACCTTTTTTTGTAGGCTTTGCTGTGCCTTTTTTAAGATTACCACTTTCTTGTAACTTTTTAGTAGCAATAGCATATGCTGATTTTTCAGACATTCCCTTTGCTCTAAGTTGTGATACCAATCTATCTAATATTTTAGGCATAAAAATTAATCATCTTCCTCAACAGCAGCTTTAGGTGGCATAAGCATAACACCGCCGCTTGCTTCTACCTGCATCTTCTCTGTCTTCACTAGACCTGTGCGGTCAAGCAATTCTTTTGCGGCAGACATCTTGTCACGAATACCAAGTTCAGTTGGATTGTACAACGCACCTGTCATCGCTATTGCCGCTTTCGGCGCATTACGTGCCATATACATTTGAGTAGCTTCCAGAATTTCTTCTTTAAGACCCTTAACAATATCCGAAGTGCTAGAAGTGTCAGCATATCCTGCTAGTTTCTTTGCCTGTACAATGTCACCACCTGCTTCTTCAAACAATACATTAAGTAGCGTCTGCTGCTTTTCCGTTAATTGCCTAGCCATTTGTTTTCATCCTCTGTATAAGGCCACATATCATTTGCCTTTGTTTTGGCACTTGCCTACTGCTTTACAGTTACTTGGTGTCGGGCAGTTCTTACAAGTCTTAAACATTAAAATTCTCCATTATGCATTGCATTCGCTAATTTTGTTGCACGTGATTTTACCTGAATTGCCCACCTGCTGTCAAGCATTTCTTTTGCTGCATTAGGAAAATCTTCATTGTGAATAGCGTTCCACATATTTTTAAACTTACAAAGACGTGGCACACCCATGTTAAAAGCCATGTCCATAAGTACAAGCTGACGTACAGAGTCCAACTTGTCTACGCAAGGGTGCGCTCTCACAAGTTCCTCTTCGACAATCTGCACGTCATTCTCTGCAAGATACCGTGCATCAGCTTCTGTAATACCATGTTCATATACTACAGCCATACTTGGTATGTCCATGTAGTCTAACTCTTCTTTGCTGATACCACGGTCTTCTAGGTTCCGACCAATTCCAATTGTATCAATACCAAGGCTATCTTGGTACACAGTCAAGACCAACCCTTCATGCGCTATTAATTTGTCAATAAAGTTGGCTCTACTGTATTTCATTTTTCATGTCCCATCCAAACCGCAAATGCACCTGTCATTGCGCCAGTAACAACACTAACGAGAGCGGACTGCTGTGTTGTTGGGTCGGGTAGGGTCATAAACCACTCCACAACCCGCCAAGCGGATATTGACATCATAATCATCATCAAGCGGGGTAGTAGCTTCCACGCCAGAACTCTTTCCATTACCAGTGTCATTATTCTTCCTCGCTTGTTTTTCTGTAGTTTGTTGATGTGCTGCCCACATAGTCATTATTTCTTTCCGAAGAATTTTGTAGCTGAACGTACGCCAAAAGAAGCGGCAACGATAACTCCCAAGGAATATTGATACCATTCAGGCATTGCATTGAGTTGTGCGAATCCGTTTGCAACTACTTCTTCCATACCCGGAATGAACGCAAGAATGAGAGGAATGCTGAACAGTATCGTAAGCCACTCGTCTTTCCACGAAGACTGACTGCCTTTAGCCATTTCCAAATCCCAGTCAATTTCTCCAGTAGCTTTCTTTTCCATGATGACAGCTTCAGCTTTAGCTTTTGCCACCTTGGTTGCAGCTTCTGCTTTAGTCTTTTCAACTTTTCCATTTAACCACGTTCCTGCCAGTTCAGTGACTGGTCCAATCAATAAGTTTAACATTACATACCCCTCCTAAACCGTGCGGTCTTTTTGGCAATAGATTTAGGCTGTTTTACAAACTGCTTTCCTGCAGCGGTTCCTTTTCTCTTGGCTCTAGTTGTAGCAGAATATTCAGCAGATGTCAAGGATTTAATAGCTTTCTCAGGTAAATACCTTTCACCTGTCTTTGCAGAAGGCTTACCACTTTTAGTGCGCCACTTTTGTTTTGTCCATGCTTTTAGACTTTTTTGTGGGCTTTTAAGTGCCATTAAACCATTCCTCTACGAGCCATTCCCCAATACACAAGACCAGCTAGTATGCCTATTCCTGTTATAACGGCTAGAATTATTACAACAATCTCTACAAACTTCTGCCTACGTTCTCTTTGACGGTAGAGTGTTTCTTTTCTTTGCTTTCTTATGTCGGCTTCCATACGAATGAGTTCATCCCATTTGGATTGACCCATCGTGTATTGTATCCACGTCTTCAGTTCTTCTCTCTGCTTTTCTGCCTTAGTCTTTGCAGCAAAGGCTTCCATAGCCTCTTGTTCTACAGACGAACCAGCGAACAGCTTCTTAAAAATGGGCGGGTTCTTTGCTTCTTTTTCTGCTTGCTCTAGGTCAGACAGTGCGCCCATCCAGCGACCTAAGTCACTAGCCATCTGCTCTATGTCACGACCTACAGCAAAACCTTTTTTAATAGTATTAAAAGCCGCCGAAGCGGTTGCCATTGCACTAATGGGGTCCATTTAGTATATCCTTACGTTGCCGGGGTTAACGTATTTAGGAAGACAATATGCTGTAATCTCGCTCCCTTGTTTATGTAATGTTTGTGCATACCATATGCACTCTTTTAAATCTCTAAAATATAAATCTCTGCTGTCTAATCGTTTCTCTTCTCCGATGCCTACAAATACAAATAGGAGGAATACGTGTTCCATATCATTTGTAACCGCCTCCTGCTGCCTTGTACTCACGTGCCAGCATCTGTGCCTTACGTGCTGACCACTGACCCGGTTTACCACCTTTGCTGCCAGCCTTAATCTTTTCAAA